ATAAAACATTTCAGAATCAATTTCAAAAACCTGTCCAGCACGTAAACCTTCTATGGCATACGTGCAAACAACAGAAGTACCTGAGTCTGTAATGGTAGAGGCCAATTTGTTGCGGGCCTCCACCGTTCCAGATAGAAGTTGCCGCAACGTTTTATTAATTACCGTTGCTGCTGTTGTCATTATTTCTTTTTCTTAGCTTTCATCTTCATCTTCATCTTTTCCTTCTTAGCCATCGCCATACCTTTTGGGGTGTAAGCGAATTCCTTTTTTCCTACTTTTGGCATTATTTGCCTTTCTTGTTTCGTGCGGATATTGCTTTAGCCTTAGACCGTGCATCCGCTTTAGAGGAAGCACCCCAAGCCTGTAAAGATAATAGCAGTCTTGTTGGTTTACCTTTTGCATCACGCTCAGGTCCTGGCATGTTCCCCATGCGTGCAAGAAACGATGCTCGACGTGGATTGTCTCCTGCTTTAACAGGAGCCTTTAATGTCCCACCTTTATACGATGCGCGACCTTTTGCATTCAATCCTCCTGCAGGATTCTTTCCTTCTTTACGTTGCCATGCTGGTGTCTTAGCCATTACTTACTCCTGTACTTTGCTGTTTTCTTTGCAACATTTTTTGGTTGCTTAACAAACTGTTTACCTTTTGCATTGCCAGCAGCTTTGGCTTTATTTGTTGCTGCTTTCTCTGCGGGTGTTAGAGCATTCCAAGCTGCTGAAGGTAGGTAACGTTTCTTTCCCTTAGAAGGTTTACCGTCAGAAGTTCTCCATTTTTCTTGGGTCCACTTCTTTAGGGACTGTTGAGATTTAGCAAGCGCCATTACTTGTATCCCCCGCCAGCTTTTTTGTATTCACTTGCAAGCAACTGGGCTTTACGTGCAGACCATTCACCAGGGTCTCCACCTTTAGAACCAGCCTTAATTTTGTTAAACAATCTTTTACGCATTGCTGGTTTGGTGTAGTTACCAGCAGCATTTACTTTAGATTTGTTTTTCATTTAATACCTATCCCTGTCTCGACTTGCCATTTATGTTCTGCTTTTTTTTCAACTTCGGCTGAACCATCAATTCGTTTTGGTTGCAAACCTTCCTTCCTTAAACGCTTATAAGCTGGCATATCTTTCTGCCAGTTTCGTTCTACCTTATTTGTTTGCTCTACTTGCTTCCCACGAGTTGTGGTGCTATTAGTGCCCATGCGAATATTTGCAATGCGACAACCAAAGCAACCATCAACATCTAAATCGGGATGGGTTTCTGCATGCTTCACGTTATGTACGCTCCGTATCCAGCTGCTGTTAGATCTGCCACTTCTTCATCCGTTAATGGAATTACATGCGACCCAAGATAAACCTTAACTACCGTACCGTCTCTTGGATCATTAATTGTATATGAACCATCTTGTAATTCAAAGAGATTCTCTACTCGCACCCCGTTAGGTAGACGAGCAAACAATCTTTGTTTTGCTTGATACGTAACATTTGGATACGATTGAACAAAAGCAAAGTTTGTAGTTTGTGGAACCCTAAACATACGAGACTTAACCCATGTAGCGTTCTCACTTACGGAACCCACACCAGAGCCTGTAGCTGTTCTAGGAAGCGATTCGATACCGCTGGCTGTCTCGGTACCAACACCTGATCCTGTCGCCGTACGGAGCGCTACAACGATTCTGGTGGCAGTCTGGGTGCCAAGACCAGACCCTGTTGCTGTTCTTGGTAGGAGTTCTATTGCTGTAGCTGTTCCAGTACCAAGTCCACTACCTGTGGCGTTTCTTACTAAACCACGAATAAATACTGTTGAAGAAGTTCCAGTACCGCTACCCGTTGCTGATCTAAAAAGAGACAAAAATGGATCTGCGTCACCAGAACCCGTGCCAGATCCTGTGGCGGTGCGAGCTAAAATTTCTTTGGTTGTGCTTGTTGATTCACCTGCTGTACCACTACCTGTAGCAGTACGGATAACTATAAGTAATTTAGTTGCTGTTTCTGTGCCAAGACCAGAACCAGTAGCGGTTCTTGCATATCTTGCAGGACCTAAGTAGTAGCGACCACCAGTTAAATATGGGAATGAATAGTCAGTTAACCCAGTAAGACGTAACTGGTTAGAACCAGAAGTGATTGCGCTATCAGCGCCAACACCAGACCCTGTAGCTGTACGTAATACTATACGTACTCCAGAAGCCGACTCGGTTCCAGTTCCTGAACCAGTACCAGACTTTGCTTTTGTTGTAAACGCAATTGCGGTTTCCGTACCAAGACCAGAACCAGTAGCAGCTCTTTGTTTTATAGGTGCACCTACATAATAAGCACCACCAGTTAAATATGGGAACGAATAATCGGTTAATTTACCAATACGTAGTTGAGTAGGTCCCGAAACAGTTACTTCGGTACCAACACCAGATCCTGTAGCGGTACGTAGCACTACACGTACACCATAAGCTAATTCGGTTCCAGTTCCCGACCCAGTACCAGACTTTGCTTTTATTACAAGTCTATTTGCAGTCTCTGTACCAACACCAGAACCAGTAGCAGTTAATTGAAATATTAACGCACCAATGTATAAACCCGTTGCAGGTTTATACGGTGATGAATATTTTGTAAGTGTGCCTTGAAAAGCAGCCATAGGGTTTACCCCCTACGACTAATCGAGAGACAGGGTTAGTGTAGTAATTTGGAAAGTATCGCCAGCAGTTACAGCAGCCGATGCTGACAATGCACCAGTCCACAAAGCGTTGCCCGCAGTTGACGCATCCCACAACGACCAATGTGTGTAAGTTTCTGTAGTAGAAACGTTAGTCCACTCAATAGTTGAGCTTGTTGCAATAGCGCCCGAAGCCGCTGTAGCCCAAGCAGAAACTTTACGAGTTGCTTCAACAGCAGCATTGGAAGTAGCAGCCTCACCAGGATCACCAGTATGCAACTTGACATACACATTCGTTGGCATAGTCCAAGCAGTTTTACCTGTGGTGTGCTCCAAGATTTTCAGTTCAGCATAATTAGAAATTGACATACAAACCTTTCGTTAGTAAAAGTATAGCAAAGCCCCCCCGCCTTTCATGACGGGGAGGCCCTACTAATTAATTATTAGGAGGCGTTAGTGCCAATGCTTGACGATGACTCAATTCGACGAAGCGAAGCCTCGCGGAAGCGACCATAGCCGCCGAGCCAGTACCAACCAAGTGGTTGCAGACGCATCAAGATATCTGTGACATTGCCACGGACGATCTTCGGTACTGCGCCGTTACCATCTTGTGTGCTGAACGCCTTAGCAAGAGCCTGACGACCCATGATAAGAGTTGAGTATGCATCTCCTGTACCAGCTGCACCTGCACCGTTGAAGGCGTTGGTGAATACTTTGGCACGTGGTGTCTCAATGAAACGTACCGACTCAAACAAGCCGATCTCGCCATTGTAGATACCAGTTGGATCCACGTAGTTAGCTGGTGTACGCCATGCTGCTACGTCTGTGTTCGAACGGAAGTCGTACGACACGTCTGGGTGGATGAAGCCGATGTATGAACCATTGAAGGTTGCAACGTTTGCACCACGCAAAGCAGCTACCTGCTTACGGATGTCGTTTGCTACCAAAATGTCATCTACAGCCAGCGTTACACGTGATGTTGCTGGTGAAGCTCCACCTGTTGAGTAAGCAACGTTGGTTCCTGCGGCAAGTACTTCACGAACGACTTGATCGATCGAGTCACCTGCGTTGTAGCCAATGATGTTTGCTGCTGCCGAGTCAACATCCAAGAATGCTGTGCCACGGAGTTTTGCTGTTGTAACAACTGCGTTGCCGTATTCAGCCAAGGTAACTGTTACCTGACTGTCCGAGAGCGCTGTTGGGGTTACGTCAGTTACTTCGTTCAACGTAGATGTCGCTGCTGCGATGTCTGCGAAGATTGTGAATGTAACTCCAGTACCAGGCATTGCCTGTGCTACTGGTTGTACGTCCGCTGCCTGATCGAAAAGAAGCTCTGAACGCAATGCGAAATACGCAAGACGGTCAAACGCCACCTGGTCTACAGACAAGGACGAGGTTGTTGTTTCGCCTGCCATGTTTTAATTCTCCTTAAAGAATTGGTTAATTGTTGATTTGATTCATTCTTGCTTGAGCCAACAATTCCATTACTTCTCTTTCGGATTTAGCGTTTGCAATTCTAGTGCTGTAGTCAACCGTCGCTTCAGTTGTGTCTCCAACGCGTGATGCGTTGCTAACTCGATCCCATGCTTGCTTTTCCTGTGTAGGGGCTGCTTGCATAGTTTCTTGGGGCTTAATGAGATTTGCTTCTGCGGCTGCAACTCGGATTGCCTCGGGTGTGAGATCGCCATCGTAAGCTTTCACGAAATACTTGGACATCCCTGAAGATAGGTCTACGCCTGCCTTCACAAATGCCAACTCTCGTTGAGCTGACTTAGCTTCCTCTGCTTGCTGACGCAAGCTCTTAACCTCTGACTCCAACTCACGCATCCTTGCACGAACTGGATTCTTTGTTGCCTGGTCTTCCTGAACGCTGTCCTCTTCATAGAAGTCTTGTTCTTGCATGACCCACTCCTCCGCCCACACCTGGCTGGAGGGGCC